ACATGGTGGTGCCCGTCGCCGGATGAGCAGGTGGTGGTGCTGAGTATGGGCGGCAATCTGGAAACCGCTTTTGCCTTACCTGCGATCTATTCCAACCAGTTCGCCCCGCCGTCGGACTCTGTGGACGGCTGCGTAACGGAATACCCGGACGGTGGCTGGTTTGAATATGAACCAGCCACCGGCCGCTGGCATGTGCGGGGCATCAAATCCATGGTGATCGAGGCTGCAGATAACATAACCCTGAAAACGGGGGAATTTGTGGTGGAAGCAAGCAACACGCGAATAAATAGCGAAGTGGTGATCAATGGTGGCGTCACCCAGGGCGGCGGCGCCATGAGTTCTAACGGGATCGTAGTCGATAAACACGGTCATACCGGCGTTAAGTCCGGCGGTGATACATCGGGAGGTCCGGTATGACGCTGTATATCGGCATGAGTCAGGGCAACGGCAGGGCCATTACCGACACGGACCACCTGCGCCAGTCGGTCCGGGATATTCTGCTGACCCCGCAGGGAAGCCGCATTGCCCGGAGGGAATACGGCTCGCTTCTGTCTGAACTGATAGACCAGCCGCAGAACCCGGCGCTGCGCCTGCAGGTTATGTCTGCGGTCTATGTGGCTCTGAGTCGCTGGGAGCCACGGCTTACCCTGGATTCCATCACCATAAACAGCAGTTTTGATGGTTCGATGGTGGTTGAGCTTACCGGGCAGCGTGATAACGGCGCGCCGGTTTCACTTTCGGTATCAACAGGAGCAGACAATGGCAGTCATTGACCTTTCCCAGCTGCCCGCCCCGCAGATAGTGGATGTGCCGGATTTTGAAACGCTGCTAAACGAACGGAAAGCCGCGTTTATGGCCCTTTATCCGGCAGACGAGCAGGACGCGGTAAGGCGCACGCTTGAGCTGGAGTCTGAACCCGTGACCAAGCTCCTGCAGGAAAATGCGTATCGTGAAATCCTCCTGCGCCAGCGCATTAACGAGGCGGCGCAGGCGGTCATGGTGGCTTATGCCATTGGCGGCGATCTCGATCAGATGGCGGCCAACTACAACGTGAAGCGGCTGACGGTTACACCTGCGGATAACGACGCGGTGCCGCCGGTCGCAGCGGTAATGGAAAGTGATGAGGCGCTGCGCCTGCGTGTTCCTGCTGCATTTGAGGGGCTGTCCGTGGCGGGGCCGACGGCGGCCTATGAGTTTCACGCTAAAAGCGCTGACGGGCGAGTGGCTGACGCCAGCGCAACCAGCCCGGCACCGGCGGAGGTGGTGCTTACCGTGCTGAGCCGTGAGGGCGACGGAACGGCAGCGGCGGATCTGCTGGCAGTGGTTGAACAGGCGCTTAACAGTGAGAATGTGCGGCCGGTTGCTGACCGTCTGACGGTGCGCAGCGCTGAAATTATTCCGTACAGCGTGGATACGACGATCTTTCTTTACCCTGGGCCAGAAGCTGAGCCGGTGATGGAGGCGGCAAAAGCCAGCCTGCAGAAATATATCGCCAGCCAGACGAGGCTGGGGCGTGATATTCGCCGCAGTGCTATTTATGCCGCGCTGCATGTTGAAGGTGTGCAGCGTGTTGAGCTGGCCTCGCCGCTCGCTGATGTAGTGCTTGATAAGACACAAGCCGCTTCATGTACAGAATGGAGCGTAACCAACGGGGGAACGGATGAATAGTCTGCTTCCTCCTGGCTCATCGCCGCTTGAGCGCCGACTTGCTCAGACCTGCAGCGGCATTTCCGATCTGCAGGTGCCGCTTCGGGATTTATGGAACCCGGCAACATGCCCGGTCAAGTTTCTGCCGTATCTGGCGTGGGCCTTTTCGGTTGATCGCTGGGATGAAGGATGGGCGGAGAGCGTGAAGCGCCGCGTGGTGCAGGATGCGTTCTATATCCATCAGCACAAGGGCACAACCAGCGCGGTGCGGCGTGTGGTGGAGCCGTTCGGCTTTCTGATCCGCATCATTGAATGGTGGCAGACCGGCGAGGCGCCGGGCACGTTTCGCCTGGATATTGGGGTGCAGGACCAGGGCATAACAGAGGAAACCTATCTGGAGCTGGAGCGCCTGATTGGTGATGCCAAACCCTGCAGTCGGCATCTGATCGGCATGTCCATAAACCTGCAGACGAGCGGACCATATTTTGTTGGGGCTGCCACTTATACCGGCGAAGAAATCACGATTTACCCGTATATCAACGAAACCATCATTTCCGGTGGCACTGCCTACGAGGGCGGCGCCGTCCATGTTATCGACACAATGAGAGTGAACCCATGAGCGCAAAATTTTATACCCTGCTGACGGATATTGGCGCGGCGAAACTGGCAAGCGCTGCCGCGCTCGGTGTGCCGCTGAAAATTACCCAGATGGCGGTGGGGGATGGCGGCGGCGTGCTTCCAACTCCCAGCGCACAACAGACGAAGCTGGTTTCCGAAAAGCGGCGCGCTGACCTGAACATGCTTTACATCGATCCGCAGAACAGCAGCCAGATTATTGCTGAGCAGGTGATTCCTGAAACTGAGGGCGGTTGGTGGATTCGTGAGGTTGGGCTGTTTGATGAAACGGGCGCGCTGATTGCAGTGGGGAACTGCCCGGAGAGCTATAAGCCGCAGCTGGCAGAGGGCAGCGGGCGCACGCAGACAGTGCGCATGGTACTGATTACCAGCAGCACCGATAACATTACGCTGAAAATTGATCCGTCCGTAGTGCTGGCTACCCGAAAATATGTGGATGACAAGGTCCTGGAACTGAAGGTGTATGTCGATGAGCTGATGGCGGCGCATCTTGCTGCAGCTGATCCGCATACGCAATATGCGACAAAAGCCAGCCCGACGTTTACCGGCACCCCAAAAGCCCCGACTGCAGCTGCAGGTAACAATACCACTCAGCTTGCCACGACTGCGTTTGTGCAGGCGGCTCTGATCGCCCTGGTGAATGGCGCCCCTGCTACGCTGGACACGCTGAAAGAAATTGCTGCGGCTATCAACAACGATCCTAATTTCAGCACCACCATTAATAACGCCCTTGCACTGAAAGCCCCACTGGCAAGCCCTGCCCTGACCGGAACGCCGACGGCGCCCACGGCTGCGCAGACTGTCAACAATACGCAAATTGCCACTACTGCTTTCGTAAAATCAGCTCTGGCTGCGCTTGTTGGCTCATCACCTGCGGCGCTTGATACCCTGAACGAGCTGGCGGCGGCGTTAGGAAACGATCCTAACTTTGCAACCACCATGACAAATGCCCTCGCAGGCAAACAGCCTCTTGATAGCACGCTGACAAATTTGTCAGGAAAGACAGCTGATGGGATTATCGAATACCTTGGTTTAGGGGAAGGCTCTGCTTTGCCGGTTGGCGTCCCCATTCCGTGGCCATCAGCAACGCCACCAACAGGGTGGCTCAAATGCAATGGGGCTGCGTTTACCGCCTCCCAGTACCCTAAGCTGGCACTGGCTTATCCGGCGCTCAGACTGCCTGACTTACGCGGAGAGTTTATCCGGGGATGGGATGATGGACGTGGAGTGGATTCTGGACGTATTTTATTGTCATCTCAAAACCATTTATTTGCTTCTCATGGACACTGGTTTGATAAGTATTATGCGTTACAAACAGGATTTGACCCAACGGGGGGGCAGTTTATTGTTACAGCTGATGCGTTCGGGGAACTTATTACAGGAAATTCAAACTCGACGGTTTCGGTTGGTGGTTCTGAAACGAGGCCACGCAACATCGCCTTTAACTACATCGTGAGGGCTGCATAATGGCTACAGCAAAATTAAACCAACACATGATTGCCACGGTAGCCGGTGATATTACCGTGTTTAACTATGATGGTGAGACGCGCGAATACCTTTCTTCATCCGTTGAATATCTACCGGTTGGCGTCGGCATTCCTGCTAATTCCAGCATTGACGCGCCGGGAGAGAGTAAAACCGGCTTTGCCATTTGCCGTACTACTGACTTTTCATCATGGGAATATATCACCGACCACAGAGGTCAAATCGTTTATAACATAGAGACAATGCAACAAGTTGAAGTGACGGCACTGGGGGATTATCCCGAAGGTACAACCCCCACTGCCCCTGCATCACCGTATGATAAATGGGACGGAGAGAAATGGATCATGGATTCTGCCGCAAAACATCAAGGTGATATTGCTGATGCAGAACAACACCGACAAATGCTCCTCGCTCAGGTAGATGAACTATCCTCCGACTGGCGAGTGGAGCTGATGCTCGGTGATATCAGCGAAGAAAACAAAAAGAAACTATCGTCGTGGATGGCTTATAAAACGGCGGTTAAAGCCGTCAATGTTTCGGCGGCTCCTGATATTAACTGGCCTGTTCAACCGGAGGCATAGGCCATTTGATACCTGGTGCAGCGTCAGGAACGACCGTCTGCAATTCCTTTATGTAGGTCAGCCAGAGTATCAGGCTGGCCTTATCTTTATACTGATCCGCCTTATTCCAGCGGTGGTATGACGCGCAGTGATCGGCAGGCCAAACCCTCCGGGAAGTATTTAGGCAATAACAACTACCATGAGTTTTACGGCGATAACAGAGACGTGCGCTCCTGGGCTTTCTGGATGACGCAGTGGATGAGTCAGGTTAACCGCCTGGTTAAGTCAGGCGGGTATGCCATGGTTTTCACTGACTGGCGGCAGCTTCCAACGCTTACTGACGTTTTCCAGGCTGGCGGTTTTGTGTGGCGGGGGCTGATTCCGTGGGATAAAACGCTTTCAACGCGTGCGCCTCACACCGGTTATTTTCGTCATCAGTGCGAATACGTGGTTTGGGGAAGTAACGGACCATTGCCTAAAAGTCTGCATGGTGGACCCTGGCCGGGTATGGTGACTCGTCGTGTTATTCCGTCTCAAAAGCTCCATATGACCGGCAAACCGATTGAGCTTATGGAGAGCCTGGTTGCTCCAGTCCCCCCTGGCGGACATATTCTTGATCCATTTATGGGAAGTGCATCAACTGGCGTTGCCGCGCTGAGGAAGGGATATAAATTTACCGGGATTGAAATGAGCCAGCAGTATTTTGATATCTCATGCGAACGCCTGGAAAAAGAAAACGCAGATATCCGCGCGGGCGTATTGTGTGATTAAGGGAACAATGCCGCGTAGCTGTATGCGCGGCCCATTCAATTCACCATAGGGCGAAACCTAAACACCGGAGGGTTCGCCGTATGGCTCAGGATTATCACCACGGTGTGCGCGTCGTTGAGGTCAACGATGGCACCCGCCCCATTTCAACAGTAAGCACGGCAATTGTCGGTATGGTCTGTACCGGAGATGATGCAGATGCGTCCGTGTTCCCCCTCAATAAGCCGGTCCTGCTCACCGACGTGCTGACCGCCAGCGGTAAAGCAGGCGAGTCCGGCACGCTGGCTCGCTCGCTGGATGCAATTGCCGACCAGGCTAAACCCGTAACCGTTGTTGTGCGCGTTGCACAGGGTGAAACCGAAGCGGAAACAACTTCCAACATTATCGGCGGCGTGACAACTGACGGTAAAAAAACGGGCATGAAAGCGCTGTTATCTGCGCAGTCCCAGCTCGGCGTTAAGCCGCGCATTCTTGGCGTGCCGGGGCATGACACGCAGGCGGTTGCCACTGAGCTGCTGAGCGTGGCGCAGAGTCTGCGCGGCTTCGCCTATCTGTCAGCCTACGGCTGCAAAACGGTAGAGGAGGCCATTGCCTACCGCGCTAATTTCAGCCAGCGCGAGGGGATGCTGATCTGGCCTGATTTCATCAGTTTTGACACCGTGCTGAACGCTGACGCAACGGCTTACGCCTCAGCCCGTGCGCTTGGCCTGCGTGCCAAAATTGACGAACAGACCGGCTGGCACAAATCCCTGTCCAACGTAGGCGTGAACGGCGTCACCGGCATTTCTGCTGATGTGTTCTGGGATTTGCAGGACCCGGCAACCGATGCGGGGCTGCTGAACCAGAACGATGTCACCACGCTGATCCGCAAAGACGGTTTCCGCTTCTGGGGTTCCCGCTGCCTCAGTGACGATCCTCTGTTTGCCTTTGAAAACTACACCCGCACCGCGCAAGTTCTGGCTGACACCATCGCAGAAGCGCACATGTGGGCGGTGGATGGCGTGCTTAACCCGTCACTGGCCCGCGACATTATCGAAGGTATTCGCGCCAAACTGCGCAACCTGAAAACGCAGGGCTACATCATCGGCGCCGACTGCTGGCTGGATGAGTCCGTAAACGATAAAGATTCCCTGAAAGCCGGGAAGCTCACTATCGATTACGACTATACGCCGGTACCGCCTCTGGAAAACCTGATGCTGCGCCAGCGCATCACCGATCAGTATCTGCTGGATTTCTCCAGCCAGGTCAGCGCGTAAGGGGACAATATGGCTTTACCACGCAAGTTAAAACACCTGAACCTGTTTAACGACGGGAATAACTATCAGGGGATCGTTGAGTCCCTGACCCTGCCTAAATTCGGCCGCAAGTTTGAAAAGTATCGCGGCGGCGGTATGCCCGGTTCGGCTGATGTTGATCTGGGGCTGGATGATGGCGCGCTGGACACGGAATTTTCAATCGGTGGCACTGAACTGCTGTTATTCAAACAGATGGGTAAAGCCACCGTTGACGGCATCCAGCTGCGTTTCACCGGCTCCATTCAGCGTGACGATACCGGCGAAGTGCAGGCCGTTGAGCTGGTTGTGCGCGGGCGACATAAAGAAGTCGATTCCGGCGAATGGAAAACAGGGGAGAGCAACACCACAAAAGTCAGCAGCACCAACAGCTACGCGAAGCTGACCATTAACGGCGAGGTGCTCTATGAGGTTGATGTGATCAACATGATTGAAATCGTTGATGGCGTGGACCTGATGGAAGAACACCGCAACGCCCTGGGCCTATGATCTTCTTTAAAGGCGCGGGCAGCCGCGCCAGTACCTTATTAACAGGAAATGACAATGAGCGAACAACAGACAGAAAAAACCGTACAGCTTGACACCCCAATCAAACGCGGTAAAACCGAAATTGCCGAAATTGTGCTGCGCAAGCCGCAGTCCGGCGCGCTGCGTGGCACCCGTCTGCAGGCGATCATGGATATGGACGTCGGCGCGATGATGACGATTATTCCCCGCATCTCCACGCCCGCGCTGACCGCTCAGGAAATGGCTGAAATGGACCCCGCAGATCTCACCGCGCTGTCGGTTGAGGTGGTCACTTTTTTGTTGAAGAAATCGGTGCTTGCCGGTTTGCCGACAGCCTGACGGTAGAAGACCTGGTGGCTGATATCGCCACCATTTTTCACTGGCCGCCGTCCGTCACTGACGTTATGCCGCTGACCGAAGTGCTGGAGTGGCGGCATAAAGCGATTCAGAGAAGCGGGGCCAGCGATGAGTGACACTAACCTGCGTTTGCAGGTAATTCTTAATGCGGTTGATAAGCTCACCCGCCCATTCCGATCAGCGCAGGCCAGCTCTAAAGAGCTGGCTACCGCCATTCAGCAAAGCCGCGCAAGATTAAAAGAACTGGACGCCCAGGCGGGCCGTATTGACGGTTTCCGCAAGGCAAGCGAGCAGCTCGCCGTCACCGGCAACAGTCTTAAAGCCGCACGCGAAGAAGCGGCGAAGCTTGCCACACAGTTCTCGGCCACTAACCGCCCGACAGCGGCACAGGCTCGTCTGCTTGAGCAGGCAAAAAACCGCGTTAACGAGCTGCAGAGCAAATACAACGGCCTGCGTCAGTCGGTGCAGCGTCAGCGTCTTGCGCTCAATGAGGCCGGGCTGGACACCAAAAAGCTGAGCAGTGCGCAGCGTGAGCTGCGGCAGAATGCCGACGAAACCCGGCAGGCGCTGGACCGACAGCAGAAATCCCTTAAACGCCTGGGCGAGCAGCAGGCCCGAATGAACGCCGTCCGCGATCAGTATTCCCGGCGACTTGAGGTGCGGGATCGTATCGCGGGCGCCGGAGCAACGACTACTGCCGCCGGGCTGGCGATGGGCGCGCCAGTGATGGCAGCCGTTAAAAGCTATGCCAGCATGGAAGATGCGATGAAAGGCGTTGCAAAGCAGGTTAACGGGCTGCGGGACGACAACGGCAACCGCACAAAACAGTTTTACGATATGCAGGATGCCATTAAGGCCGCCAGTGAACAGCTGCCGATGGAGAATGGCGCTATTGACTATGCCGCGCTGGTTGAAGGTGGCGCCCGCATGGGCGTGACAAACCAGAACGATCCTTACGAAGACCAGAAGCGTGACCTGCTGGCCTTTGCATCCACTGCAGCAAAGGCCGCAACGGCATTCGAGCTGCCCGCTGATGAGCTGGCGGAGGGGCTGGGGAAAATCGCGCAGCTGTATAAAGTGCCGACCCGAAATATTGAACAGCTTGGCGATGCCCTGAACTACCTGGACGATAACGCCATGTCTAAGGGCGGCGATATCATCAATGTGCTGCAGCGCATGGGCGGCGTA